ACCGAGGGCGCCGCCACCTCCACGATCCAGATGAGGTCGTGCGGCTTGCGGGCAGCGACGAACGCGCGGTGTGTGTCGGGCGTCACGATCGCCCGCGAGTAGAACACCTCGCGGGCGCTCGCGCTGTTGCGCCAGCGGACGACCAGGTCCGCGTCGTCGGCGGCGATCTCGCGGAAGCGGACGCGCGGGGCACAGGGATCGGCGATCATCGCAGGCCCCCGAGCCAGGCACCGAGGGCCAGCCCGGCAGCCAGCGCGACGCCGCAGAGCAATAGGGTGTCGGTGAGATCCATCGTTACTCCCCCCTCAGTCGCGCCTGCGTCTCGCCGGTCACCATGCGCGGCACGCCGTCGACCAGGCGCCAGTGCGCACTCTCGGGCGTCATGCGGTTCTCCATCACCCACGACCCGACCACCGGCCAGATGGGCGTCACCTGGGCGATCTTGTTCATGAGCGCCCCGTCGGCGGTGTTGCAGTCGGTCAGCCCCTCCGGGCACCAGGGCTCCTCGATCGCCGCCAGGACCGAGCGCCGCACGAGGATCTGCCCGCCGTCGATGCGGCACGACGGCGACAGGCGCGAGTCGTACACGACATCGGCCGGCAGGTCGCGTAGGTGTCGCGTCTCGCCTGTCGCGGGGTCGTATGTGACGTGCCGTGCGCCGCCGTAGCAGGCGCCCGCCTGCGGGGTCGCGTCGAGGAAGCCCGCCAGCGTCTCGACGTAGGTCGACTCCAGCCGGTCATCGTCGGAGAGCCAGCAGACGTAGTCCCCCGGCGAGGCCGCGCGCGCCTCGCGGTTGAAAAAGACGGCGGGAGGGTAGCTCTGCGGCGGCCAGCCGCCGGCGTCGAGGTGCACGACGTGCCGGTAGTCGCGGCGGGTCTGCGCGGCGACCGAGGCGAGCGCCTCGAGCATCAGCGCGGGCTTGTTCGCCAGGGTGACGATCAGGATCACGCCGTCACGCCCCCGAGCGCATCGCGGTAGGCCCCCGAGTTGACCGACAGCGCCACGATCGCCTCGCCGTCGCGCCCCCAGACAGGCGTCACCGTCGCAGGCGACGGTCCTTGCGCCGCGATGCGCTGGCGGAGCGTGTCGTCCTGGATTGTCACGCGCGCGTAGATGCCGGCCACGCCGCGCACTCGGCACAAGCGCGCCAGTCCGATGTGCTCGGCCCCGTCGTTGTGCACGACTGGCAGCACCGGCGCGATCACCACGCCGCCTGGCAGCCACGCGGGCAGCTCGCCGCGCAGCGTCATCTCGTCGAACGACAGCCCCGCCTCCATCAGCGAGATGTCGCGGTGTCGGAAGGTCGGCAGCGCGTCCGTCATGCAGCCCTCGCCAGCGGCCCGGCCACCTCCACCGGCGCCGAGAGGCCGCGCGCGATGTCGGCCAACACCGGCGCCCAGTGCTCCCGGGTGACGCGGTCGGCGTCGTACGCGAGCGCCCCCTCGCGGGCCTTGGCGCGGAGCGACTCGCTGCCCGACTGGCGGTAGGCCCATTCGAGACGCTCGGCGATCGCGCCCACGCGCGGCACGAACATGAACGAGCCCTGCGGGGTCCACTCCGCGTGCGCCTCGCCCACCGGGACCGCCCAGCCGGCGAAGCAGAGTTCGGGCATCGCCGTCCAGCCGCCGGTGATCACGGGCGTCCCGCACGCCTGGGCCTCCAGCGCCGGGATGCCGAAGCCTTCGCCGCGCGAGACGGTCAGGAGCACGTCCATTGCGCTGTAGAGGTGCGCCATCGTCGCGGCGGGGATCGCGCCGCAGAAGTACTGGTACTGGTCGACGGCGACGACGTCGCGGCCGTAGACCAGGCCGAATCGCGCGAAGAGCGGCGAGAGCTTCACGGGCTGCCACGACGCGGGCGTGTCCAGGTTGGTGTGCAGATAGAGCAGCGCGTCGGGGTGCTTCTGTCTCAGCCGCGCGAACGCGGCCAGCGCCTCGGGGAACGCCTTGCGGCAGGGCGCGAAGCCCTTGTTGGCGGCCACCATGCCGACGACGAAGCGGTCCTCGGGCCACTTGAGCGCGCGGCGCGCAACTGTGCGGTCGATCGGCTGGTACACCGCCGTGTCGATGCCGTGCGGCACGTAGTACGGATCGAGCCCCGCCTCGCGCATCATGCGCTCGCCGAAGCGGCTGTACGCGATCGGCGCGGCAGCGTCCTTCAGCTTGGCGATGACGTCGGGCGGCGCGGGGTCGTGGTCGATCGGCGCCCACGCCAACCACGGCAGGCCCTGATAGTGCTGCGGCTCCATGACCCAGGCGTCGGTCAGCGTCAGGATCGCGTCCGCGCCGAAGTGCTGGGCGTGCGCCGCGCAGATGTCCTGGCCGAACGGGTGCTCGAACTTCGGGTAGACGGTGAGGCCGCCGACCTCCAGCACGGTTGCGTCGTTGCCGTAGAAGGCGTGCACGGCCGTCGGGTATCCGAGCTGTTGCAGGCGCGGCGCGAAGAGTGCCGTCTGGTTGCCGTAGCCGGTGGAGCAGAGCGGCGAGTTACTCAGCCACAGCAGCCGCATCAGATCACCAGATCCTCGTCGCACCGGCAGTTGATGTCCTCGCCGGGGTTGGTCACGCGGCCGTCGGGCAGGACGAAGTCCTCATCGAGCCCCACCGCCACGCCCTCCATCGCATCGTGCTCATCGCGCACCACCGCGTCCTGCGCGGTCCGCCAGACGCGCTGCGCCGAGGCACGGTCGAACAGGTCGGAGTCGGCCGCCTGCCTCCAGCTCTCGCGGCGCGCGGCCGATGCCGCCTGCGCGGGCTCGGTGCGGGCGATCGTCAGCGCGCGCCACTCGGTCAGCTCCCGCACCTTGCGCGCGACCAGCGCCCCCACCCGCTCGGGCGCGGCGCCGAGCTCGGTCAGCCGGGCGCGCAGCGTCTCGACCGCGAGCGCGTGCCCCTCGGTCAGGCCGATGTAGTCCTTGATGCGTCGGGCCGCCTGCACCGCCGGCACGCCCTGCGTATGCAGGTCGGTCAGCACCGTGCGCATCGCGGCGCGCGTCTCCTCGGTGATCCGCGTCACGTGCTGCGCCGCGTGCTGCGCAAGGAAGGCGAGCGCCCGCGGGTTCAGCACATCGAAGCCCCAGCCCGCGACCGTCGTCGCGAAGCTGACCTCCTTGCGCACCAGGCGCAACCTGAGCGCATCGGCGACCGCGACGCCCGTCTCCTCGTAGACGTCGCGAAAGGCGCGCATCAGCTCGCGCTGCAGGCGCGCGGCGAAGAGCTGCATGGGGATCTCCGGCAGCGGCGCCGCCGGGCCCCGCTCGGCGATGGTGCGGGCGAGCGGCGCGACCTGGACCTGCCGGCGCAGCGCGGCGATGGCCGCATGGACCTGCGCCGCGAACAGGCGCTCGGCGCGCGCCCGGATCAGACGCTGCCGGCGGGGCGTGGCGAGCGCGGCGGGCACCCTTACGCGGCCTCCCGGCCCTGCTCGATGGCCGCTACCGCGCGCACCCACGCCGCGCGCTTGCCGACCGTGCCGTCGATTGCGACGTCCTCGGTCTCGACCGGCAGCCCGGCGGCTTCGCGCAGCATGTTTTCGAGGCGGCCGTCCGCGCTCGGCAGCAGCAGCCCCGCCGTGGACAGGTTGGCCAAGTACGCCCCGAGCGTCCCGAGGTCGCGCTTGCCGACCGGGCCGCGCTTGAGCATGGGCTGCCGCGCGCGCATCCCGTTCAGCCTCAGCAAGCGCGGGATCTCGACCGTGTTGAAGGGCTCGAGAATGTCGTCGAGGTAGCCGCCGAGGCTGAGAGTGAAGAGGTCGGTCTTGTCCTGGCTGAGCGCGTAGCTGCCCGCAGTGCCCGTGCCGAGTGCCAGGAAATCGGCGAGGAAGGTGAGCAGCATGCGCTGCTCGTAGCGCTGGATTACCGCGTCGACGTCGAACTGGCGCTGGCCACCAGAGGTCAGCAGCTGGAGCTCGTACATGCGCTGGCCGTTGCTGTCGGTCACGCCCGGCAGCAGCGCCCCCTCCTGCTCGTTGCGGCGGATGTTGGTGACGAGCTTCTTCAAATAATTCTGCACGGCGAGCTCGTTGCCGCTCGCGTTCGACGCGCACACCTCCTGCGGCGCATACATCAAGGGGAACCCGGCGAGGTCGCGTTCGATGCCGATGCCCTCGATCTCCTGGATGCGCTTGACGAACTTCCAGGTCAGCACGCAATTTTTTAGCAGCGAGCGTCCCTCCGGGGACCCCTTGTCGTCGTCGAGGCAGAACAGCAGCAGCTTCTCGCGCGGGATGGTGATCTCGTGGAAGTCCGGCGCCGGCCGCTGCACCAGCGCCTCGATGTCGTCGCCGCCGGGCGCGAAGATCCACCGCTCCAGCGACTCCTGCGAGCGCGGAGCGAACTTCCTCCAGCCGTAGAGCCCGTCGGAGTAGGTGGAGGTGAGCGCGGGGTCGCGATGCTCGCCGCGCCGCTGGATGTACACGGGCTCGAGCGCCGCCCAGCCTTGCTCTTTCATCGAGCCCGCCTGGCTGAGCACGCTCGACCAGGGGATCTCGCCGAACGCGGTGTCGACCAGCTCCCACGCGCGCAGGTCCTCGGGCGCGTCGCCGCCGGGCTCTACGCGCACGGG